TGCAAGTAAAAGTAAAGTTAGATATTTTCACGATTATTCTCCATTACTTGTAAAAGAACATCCGTTATCAAGATATTTTATAGAAGAATCAACTTGGTTTAAACCATCAAAGCCGAGAAAAAGACCAGGTTGGGAAACTGAAATTTTTAGTGAGGGTGTAATTTCAGGTGGAAATATTAAAGATGAAAAAGAATTAGGTCAAATTTGTACTCTTGCTACATCTAATTTAGAATCATACCTAGATAAAATATCTGATTATAATGGTGATTCAAATAAAGAAGATGTTAAAAAAGGTCAAAATTTTTATTCTGAACACCTCCAAGACCAACAACAAAATCCACATACTCCTGCTGTATTGCAATCACTTGGATTGCCTGAAGAGGACATTACGACATTTTGTGCTAATAATCTCTTTCCGAAGATATAATTACTATTATAAATATACCCAAAAGGGACAAAAATGGCAGAACCAGCTTCAAGGGAAAATTTAAAACAATACGCTTTAAGAGCATTAGGCAAACCAGTCATAGAGATAAATGTAGATGATGACCAGTTAGAAGACAGAATGGATGAAGCATTACAGTATTTTTCTCAATATCACTTTGACGGTGTTAAAAGAACCTATTTAAAATACGAATATACTCAAGCAGACCACGATAGAATTTTAGCAGATACTCCTGAATCTATATCAAAGACGTATGGTGATTCAACTGTAGTTACTACAAATTGGAAAGAAGGTAATAGTTTTATTGTTATGCCTGAATCTGTTATATCTGTAATTAATATGTTCCCTTTTTCAAATAAAGGTAATTTAAATATGTTTGATGTTAGATATCAATTAAGATTAAATGACCTATACGATTTTTCTTCAACGTCTGTTATTAACTATGATGTTGTATTAAGACATTTAGATTTCCTAGACCATATATTAGTTGGTGAAAAACCATTAAGATTTAACCAATTAGATAATAGACTTTATATTGATATGGATTGGGACAATGATTTACAAGTAGGTGAATATATGGTAATAGAATGCTGGAGAAAATTAGACCCTAACACATATACAGATGTCTATAATGACATATTTTTAAAAAGATACGTAACTGCTTTATTCAAAAAACAATGGGGTTCTAATTTAAGTAAATTTGATGGAGTTGCAATGCTTGGTGGAGTTACATTAAATGGAAAAGAAATTTACTCACAAGCATTAACAGACATTGATACTTTAGAAATAAAATTAAGAAGCGAGTTTGAAGAACCGCAACCTTTTATGATAGGATAATGCTATGCCAGTTAATCATTACTTTCAAGGTGGTATGGGAATTGGCAACGCTGCCGAAAAAAGACTACACGAAGATATAGTTGTTGAAAGTCTTAAAATGTTTGGCAATGATGTCTATTATTTGCCACGAACACTAGTCAACAAAGATTTAATTTTAGGAGAAGACGTAACTAGCAAGTTTGATGATTCTTACTTGATAGAAATGTACTTTGAAACTAACCAAGGATTTGCTGGTGAACAGGAAATTATTAGTAAATTTGGATTAGAAATTAGAGATGACACAACTTTAGTTGTTGCAAAACGAAGTTGGGATAATTTAGTTGGTAATAAAAGTGGTGGTTTAATTAGACCTCTTTTTACAGGTAGACCAAATGAAGGTGATATTATATTTGTGCCTTTGATGAAATCTTTTTTTGAAATTTTATTTGTAGAAGACCAAGAACCATTTTTCCAATTAGGCAATCTGCCAGTTTATAAACTTAAAGTCACTCGTTGGGAATATGCAAGTGAAAAACTTGATACTGGTTTACAAACTATTGACCAACACGAAGATACACATACACTAGACCAGTTGCAATATAAAATGACATTGGAATATGGAGTAGAAGTTATATATGGTGCAGGTTCGGTACAATTAGAAGACTACCACGATTTTTCTACAGGACAACCAGCGTTTTTATTAAATGAAGATTACACGGTGCCTAATATACAAACACAATCACCTTATGCAGATAATTTAGATTTAAATACAGAAGCGGGTTATGATACTCTTACTGTTTCAGATGATATATTAGATTTTACTGAAAGAAATCCTTTTGGGGAGGTTGACGAATAATGTTTGGTACTCATTTTTATAATCAAGGTTTAAGAAAATTAACTATTGCATTTGGTCAGATTTTTAATAATATAATTCTTCAACAAAAATCTAGTACAGGTGCTGTTACTAAAAGAATACGTGTGCCTTTAGCATATGCACCTAAAGAAAAATTTATAGCAAGATTAGAACAACAAGCAAATTTGCAAAAAGGTAGAACCTTTGCAATTACTTTACCTAGAATGGGATTTGAATTGAAGGGATTAAAATATGACGCTAGTAGAAAATTAAATAAAATTCAAAAAACATTTAAAGTTAAAACAGATGATTCAACAGTACATAATTATAATTATACACCTGTGCCATATGATATAAGTTTTAACCTTTATTCTTTTACTGCAACAGCAGAAAATGGATTACAGATTATTGAACAAATACTACCTTTTTTTCAACCTGATTATACAGTTACAGTTAATGTAATTCCTGAATTAGGTCTTAAAAGAGATATACCAATAGTTTTAAATAATGTAGATTATGAAGATACTTATGATGGTGAATTTAATAAGCGAAGAGCTGTTATATATACTTTAGGGTTTACTGCTAAAACTTACTTATATGGTCCTATGACAAAAGGTAAGATTATCAGAAAAGTACAATCAGATATAGGATCATCTACGGATGCTCCTTTATCAAGAGAGGCAAGAATTATAGTTATACCTAAACCTGAATCGGCGAATGCTGATGATGATTTTGGATTTACAACTACAATATCTTTTTATGATGATACAAAGAAATATAATCCAGTAACAGGAGAAGATGAATAATGAGTAAATTAGAAGATAGTGTAAATGAAATATTAGGTTTAGATAGTAAAAAAATTGAACCTGAAAAATTTGAAGTCCCAGTACCAAGAGATACTGGAAAAAGTGTTACTGTAGAAAAATATTTAGATAAAGATTCTGATTACAGTAGAGAAAACTATTACAATTTAATAGAAAAGGGACAAGAAGCAATACAAGGAATATTAGATATTGCAAAAGAAGGACAACACCCTAGAGCATATGAAGTTGTTGGTCAGTTAATTGGACAAGTTGGAGATACGGTAGATAAACTACAAGACTTACAAAAGAAATTAAAAGATTTAAAAGATTTACCTGGAAGAACAAGTGCGAATATTAAAAATGCTTTGTTCGTAGGTTCAACTGCTGAATTACAAAAAATGTTAAATAAAAAACGTGAAAATGAAACTGTTAAAAGCGAAACAAAAGAACCTAAAAAAGATTAATATATCTTTAGAAGATTTGACTTATATCAAATCAATGCCACCATTAAAAGAATTATTAGATGGTGAAGAATTACAAATCCCAATAGAAGTACAGAAACATACTATATCAAAAATACCTAGATATGGTGTTGCAAAAACACCATATAAAGAGAAACTATATAGTGTATATAAAGGTAGTCAAAGAGTACAGGCAGCTAAACAATTAGGCTATACTCATATAGAAGGAGTGATAATTAATGAGTGAATTAAAAGAACATAATTTACCATTTAATAGTTTTATCGGAGGTTGGTATATTGATCCTAAAATTTGTGATGACCTTATAACCTTATTTAAATCACAAAAAGAACATCAAAAGCCAGGAGTTGTAGGTAGTCCTTACAATGTTGACATTACTAAAAAAGATTCTATAGACCTAGGTATAGATGAAAATTTTACTGGTGAAAGTTTTGTAAAATATACAAAACAATTGAAAGAAGTTATTAGTCTATACGAAAATAAATATCCTGAGCTTAAAGGAATTAAGCCATTTGGAATGGTTGAAGGAGCAATTATACAATATTATTCGCCAGGAGGAGGTTATTTTTCTGAGCACCACGAAAGAAGTTGCTTACAAAATAATCGTTGCCTGGTTTGGATGACTTATTTAAATGATGTTCCTGAAGGTGGTACACATTTTAAATATCAGAATTTAACAACTCCTGCTAAAAAAGGATTAACGCTTATTTGGCCACCAGATTTTACTCATACGCATAGTGGCCAAACTACCAAGCTCCACGAAAAATATATCATAACTGGTTGGATGGGATATATTGTGGATAAATATATACCAGGAGAGGTAAAACAATGAGTGTAACAGACGCATATTTAGGAAATCCAAATTTAAAGAAAGTAAATACGGCAGTTGAATTTACTAAAGAAGAAATTGAAGAATTTGATAGAT